ATGGCTACCAAGCGATTCAAGAATGGCGCGTGGGAGTTCCGGATTGTGCGCAGCGGGTTGCTGCCCAAGCCGGTCTACGTGCGCTTCGATAATGAGCAAGAAGGCGAGACATATTGCCGGCGCGTCGAAGCGCTGCTCGATCGTGGCGTGGTGCCGGAGGAATTCCTTGAGGGTCGACGCGAAAGCAAGCTGCTGCGTGACCACGTGCGCACTTACATCGAGACGCAGCACGCGAGCGAAGAAGATCTCAAGCTGCTGACGATCGTGCTATCCCGCCTCCCGTCCGACCTGCAGCTCAGCGGGTTGACGTTCGCCTGGGCGGTGGAGTGGGTGCAGACCATGAAGCGCGAGTACAACCTCGCGCCGTCGACCATCCGCCATCACGTGGGCGCGCTGGCGCGTGCACTCGACTGGATCACGGCCAAGGGTGACCTTCCCAACAACCCGCTGCGCCTGCTCAAGAAGGGGTATGCCTCGTATACCCAGGCCGACAGCGCGGCGCTGCGCCACGTGGAAGGGGCCGAAGAGAAAGAGGACAACGAGCGCGATCGACGGCTCGAGGGCGACGAAGAGACAGAGATCCGCAAGATCCTCGCCGGCGAGAAGCCCAAGGGCAAGGAACGCGCCTTTGAGCTCAACCATGCCGAGGCGCTCAAGCTTCTCTTTGACACAGCGCTCGAGTCGGCCATGCGCATGCGGGAGATGTACACGCTGTCCCGCCGCCAGGTGGATCTGCCCAAGCGCACGATCTTCCTCGACAAGACCAAGAACGGGGACAAGCGCCAGGTGCCTATCAGTTCGGTCTTGCTGGCCAGGCTCACGCCCTACATGGAAGGCATGCGCGACAACGAGCTGCTGTTCCCCTGGTGGGATGGTGATCTCGACAAGCGCGTGCTGGCGCGCACGACCTCGAGGCTATCGCAACAGTTTGCCCGGGTATTCGAAGGGGCGGGCTGCGGTGATCTCCGGTTCCACGATCTGCGCCATGAGGCAACGTCGCGCCTATTCGAGCGCACGACGTTGAGTGACATGGAGATTGCGAAGATCACCGGCCACAAGAGCATGTCGATGCTCCGGCGCTATTCGAACCTGCGCGGCTCTAACCTGGCTGAACGCCTGTGGTGATCTCGTAGGCTTTCAGATCCGGCGGTGCAGCGCGCCTCGGGCCGCTTCGAGTGCGATGCGGCTTTGGTTCTGCTGACGGCGGCGGGTTAGTGCGCTTGGCGCGCGCCTTGCGCTCGGCCGCCTGCTCGCGGCCGCGGGTGCGCACGTAGTCGATAACGTCCTCGCGCAGCAGCACCGTGTGCTTCTGGTTGAGCTCGAGCGCGGGAATGTCTCCGTTATCGACCAGTTCCTGCAGGCATCGCTCGCCGCAGCGCATGAGCGCCGCGGCCTCCTTCACGCCAAGAGTGGGGCTGTTTGGATCGTCGTTCGTCGGCTTCATCGGTTACTGCTGCGCTGTGCTTGTGGATAGGCAGTCGGCGCGCATCTGCGCGGCGACCTGGTTGGGGGTGAGGTGACTGTCCCGATTGGCCTCGTACACGAACCAGAGGATGGCGGCGCCGGCGGCGCGCGCGTCCGGATCCGGCACTGCACGGACTTCAGCGAGGGCCTGGCCGGCGGTGATGCCTTCCAGGCGCTTCATGGCTGCAACCTTGGCCACCTGTGCTACGGACGCGCAGATGTCGCCAGCGTTCGCAGCAGTGCTGCAGGCCGCAAAAGCGGTCGCGGCCAAGATCAGATTTCTAGCCACGACGCGTCCCTCCGATGCCGCCTGGCCGCGTGAAACTCGCGATGGACTCCCGGCCCGCGGATCTCCCGTACGACGCCGTGCGCAAGTTCGCGAGCGATCTGCTCGGCGACCACATCGACTGGTGCGTTCAACAGGGCGGACCAGCTCATGCCATAGGCCGCATGCACGCCACGGGACTTGACGTGAAAGTGGATGTCGTCGCGCAGGCGATCGCTGACACCGGTCACGCGCATGACGGCGCAGTCGACGTGTCGGCCAGCGTTCGACACCGTCACCGACTCCGCCTCCGTACGCTCGATCACCGCCGCGATGGCTTCACCGATGTGGGCGGTGGGGAGCCCCACGTACATCGGCCCCAACGACCGAGCCACGAGCTTGAGCTGGGCGTAGTACCGGTCGGCGTCGCGGCGCAAGCGGTCTCGGTCGCGAATCGCGCCGGTGAGCACCAGGTCGGCCCGGCGGGCTTCGGCTTCGGCATGCGCAACTTGTTCACGCAGGCGGCGCTTCTGATTTCGACCGAATCGGCGGCTCATGCGGCTTGCTCCTTTTCCTGAAGGGCGTCCCATTGCTGAATGGCCCAAGCGATCGCGCGCAGGCACCAGATGAAGTGGAAGGTGTACTCAGTGAACCAGCGGCTCGAGATGTCCTCGAAGAGATGCCGGCCGTTGGGAGCGAAGTCATACGCCGCCTGGCATGCGGCGTGCTCACCATCGTCGGCATAGGTGAGCACGTCGTCGCGCAGCAGCCTGAAGTTCTCCAACGCCTCGTGATACAGGCCGCTATCGCGGTAGTGATCACGAAACTGGCGAACGATCTCGGCGCGGAATTTGTCGGCGTCGTATTCCTCAATGCCGCCACCGGTGCCGCGACCGCCACTGACAACCTTCTCGCCCCAATAGCCGGGATTGATCGCGCCACGATCGGTGCGGAAGAACTCGAACATGTCCGGCAGGCGGCGGAACACGTACGTGCCGCAATCGCCGTCGATGCAGAGCGTCCCTTGCCAAGTGAGCACGTCGAACCAGTAGGCGCTGCAGCCCGGCTTGCGGAACCGCAGGTGGCGATCGACGCCGTCGGCGCGCAACACCCGCATCTCATGGGCAGCGGTGTCGCTGGCGAATCGGTCTTGGGAGCATGCGTACTGCCTCATGCAGCGCTCCCCTCGGTCGCTTCGATGGAAGGCTCAGCCATCTCCACGTACGCGGCCATGACCGAGAGAAACGCGTACTCGCTCCCTTCCTGGATGAGCTTCTTGCCCAGGAGGGTGGCCGCGCCGAGCGGGGTGACCTGGCGCGCAGCAGCGACCTGTTCGATCGCCTGGCGCCATTCCGCCATTTCTGCCTTGTACTTGTCGCCCAGCATGAACTTGGCAGCGTCGCGGATTCGGTACAGCTTCGCGGTGATCTCCACCGCCTGTTTCATCTCAGCCATGGGCGTTCTCCTTGCTGGCGCTCGCGGGCTCGAGCAGATCCACGTATTCGCCGAAGTCTTCCATCACTGCCTTGGCGTGGCGGTTCGCTTCGAACGGCCACTCGATCACCGTGGCCACCACTCGCACGTCGTGGTCGCGCGTGTGGCGCTGCTCGTCCCAGTAGGCATTGAAGTTCTTGGCCACAGCGTCGGCGGCCAGCTTCGAAGGCGCGGCAATGACGTCGTCCGGGCCGAGCATGTGCAGGGCCCACAGCTTGTCGCTCGCGGGCACAGGCTTCAGGGTGGCGGCATAAGCCAGCACAGCGGCAACGCCCGCAGACGTTGCGCCGTAGCGGCGTCCGCTCTGGCGCTGCTGGCGCCCATGCGCGCGCCAGAACGTGGCCACCGCCGCGGCGAGCGTGCCCGTATGCCACTCGTGGATGTGAAGCTCACCATTGGCATTGAACTCGCCCACCACGGTTGCCGATTCGTCACCGTCGCGGCCCATGTCAAAGCCGATCGCTGGCTCCGGCTCTCGCTTTAGCATCACGACTCCGTCGGGCTTCCCCAGGTCGATGCCTTGGAGATCCGCCGTGGAGAAAGCGAACGGCGGCTTGGCCAGCGCGGTGATGTGCTCGAGGCGCGAGCCGGCGGAGTGCAGCAGGCTGCGTGCGTGGCCACCGATGCCATGGGGCGCCAGCGCGTTGTCCGCGTCGAGTGCAAGCAACGCGCGGATGGAGCGCAGCAGTTGCGCATGGTCGCCCCGAAACGTGTCTTGGAAGGCGAGGGGCTGACGCTCGGACGGGGGCAGTTGCGGCTCAGTCATTGGCCACCGCCTTCGCCTGCTTTGCCTTCGGCGCACGCAAGGCCTTCGGCAACCAGCCAGGGGGGATCTCTGCCAGCGCGATCGACGGGATCTCGCCCTTGCTTGCCTTCTCAACCTTGGCGGCCGCCACCTTGCCGGCGGCCTCGCGCACCATTTCAACGACGGCCTTTCGCGACAAGCCTGCAAGCCAGTCCTGAGTCGGCGTCCAGTGGTCCGCCAGGTTCACCTCGGCGTGCTGCGCGAGCTTGGTGACGCCATTCTTCTGGCCGGTCTGGACGTCCACCGCCTCGATCTCGCGTGCGATGAGGAACGTCAGCAGCTTCTGCACGACGGTGGGGTCTTGCATCATCACCCAGGTGCGGATGCCGCTGCGGCTGGTCGGCATCAACTCGCGCCAAATGTCCTCGAGCTCCTTCATGCGCTTGCCTGCGGCACTGGCCTCAACCACTGCGCGGTGATCGCCGCCGATCCGGCCGCCGTGCTCGCGACGAATGCAGATCCACGTGCGGTAGTCGGCGTCGTAGGTCTTGGCGAAGACGCTGCATGCCAGCTCCGCGGCAAGGAGGGCCAGCGCGATCGCGGGGGTGTCTGCCACCTGGCTCTGCACGATGGCGGTGGCCTCGGCCTGCAGGCGCTGCGTGGCGGCAAAGGACAGCGTGCCCGGCGGGAGCGTGGCCTTGGGCGCTTTCCCGCCAGAGATCGGCGCGCCGCCGGCGGCCTGGGTGACGCTCTTGCGGTCCGCGGGGCGGACCAGGCCGCGCTTCACTTCCGTGTGCCCGTTGAAGTCGATCGTGACGACGGCGCCGGCGGAAGCTATCACGGCGGGGTCGTAAACCTTCTTGTTGCCCTTGTAGTTGTATGGCGCGTCGCCGAACACGCGCTCGTCGTTGAAGTCGAACTTGGGTCGGGCCTCGACCCAGAGCCAACCTTCTTTCGCGATCTTCGTAGCCGTCTTCTCGAGCTTGGCCTGGGCAACCTTGTGCACCAGCTCGGGATCGGTGAAGTAGGCCTCCGGACCATCGTCCGACGGGAACAGGTCGCGCCGAACAACGCCGCCAGCGGCCTCGTAGGCCTCAATGCCAACGAACTTGCCGAGCTTCGAATTGATCGACATCTCGGACTTGGTGATCGCTGCGCGCAGCTGCTCCGGATCCCGCGCCCACTCGTGCTTGGCGGCCTTCCACACGCGCACCTGCATGGCCTGGTCATCGGTCAGAGCCAGCGCCATCATCTGGTCGAGCTCGGCCTTGCCGTCGCGGTATTCCTGCAGCAGGTCCGGTGCGATGTTGGCGAGCCGTAGCCGCTGGCGCACGTAGATCTCTTCCTTCCCGAAGCGCGCAGCGATCTCGGCCACACTCTTGCCCTGCTGTGAGAGCGAGCTGAAGGCGTCGAACTCGTCAGCGGGGTGCATGTCCTGGCGGACCACGTTCTCAGCGAGCGCTGCCTCGCCGGCGCCCTCGGCCGAGATCACCTTGCAGGGCACACCGTCGTGCAGGTCCGCCGGCAGACGGCCCGCCGTGCTGAGCACGCCGATGGCGGCGCGACGCCGGCCGCCTGCGCGGACGTCGAAGCCACCGGCTTCGCGCGGACTGACGACAAGGTTCTGCAGCAAGCCGTGAGCGGCGATCGACGCGACGAGATCTTCGAACGAGATCTCGCCAGTGCGACGCGGATTGAGCGTGCTCGAATGCAGCTGGTCGAGCGGGATGATGCGAATGTCTGAAGTCATAGCTGGTGCTCCTGCGCCAAGCTGGTGAAAGTGGTGGTGGTCATTGCGGGCTGTGATCGCGGCACCAGTGCGGCGCCATCGGGTATTGGCCAAGGCGCCCTTTGGCGCAGCTGCCGATACCGGCTGGCGGATTGATCGAATCCGGGCGAAAGCTCCTGCAGGTTTCGCAGGTGATCGCCTTGTGACCCGCCGGGATCCGATCGATGTCCTCGCAGTAGGTGGCGATCAGCTCGTCACGCGTCCGTGGCCGCTGGCGCATGACGTTGTTCGGATGCGGCGACGCGATCGCGCAGACGGAAGCCAAGCAGCGGCCAGATCTGCTCCACCGCCTGCTGGCGCGCGTCGTAGCGGCCGTAGGCGACGTCCTGAGCTTCCGGACGCACAGGGCCATGGTTAATCCCGACAGCCTTGTGCCCGTTGCTCAGGACCAGCACGCAGACGGTCAGGCAGCTGGCGGAGAGTCGAGCGGCAGCGGCGTCGGTACCGGGGCGATACGCAGCCTGTTCGGCGGCGTCCGGATCCGTATTGAGGTAGATCTCCGCGACGATCTCTGCGTCGACTTCTTCTTGCGTCACGCGCGTCATCGACGCTGAGACGGCGAGCTCGGGCGGGGCCTGCTCGCGATCGCTAAGCAGCGTATTGCCACGCTCGAACGCGTTGGCGGGAGAGAACGACTCGTACCCGTCTTCGTAGCGGACGAAGTAACCGCCAATGTGGGGGTTGTGGCGCACCAGGTAGCGCAGGTCGACGGTGAAGGGCTCGATGTCCTTCTCGGCGGGATAGATGATGAGCGAAGCGGTTACGTCCAGGCGCTCCATGTTGGCGATCTTCACGGCCTGCACGAGCTTGTGCGACTGATACACCGGCAGCTTTTTCGGCTGGTTCATCCACGGTTCCTTTGCCGGCAGGGCCGGCGATCTATGCGGTGGTGTCGGCCCGCGCTATGCGCCCCTGTGGTAACCAGTCGCGAGCTGGCCAGGGCCGACACCGAGAGATAGAAAGCGGGTCGCAGCCAACGGCCACCGATCGCCGGAACGTGACTGCCATGAAACGCACGTCCGACCCGCTTTCTATGCCCCGTATTGCTCGACGGGGCCGCGAGGTTCTTGCCCAGCGAGGCAATCAGGTGGCAGCGCGCACGCCCAGGACGTGGCGGTTGCCGTTGGCTTCGGGTGCAGACACAACCTTTTGCGCTTCCATGGTTTCCATCAGGCGCGCAGCGCGCATGTAGCCAATGCGGAGATGGCGCTGCAGCAGGGAGATGGACGCGCGGCCGTGCTCCCGCACCACGGCGATCGCGCTGGCCAGCAGCGAGTCGTCGCCATCTCCGAATGTCGCCAGCGTCTTGCCGCCCTGCGAAAGCGTGATGGTCACGCCGTCCTCGCGAGCACGTTGGTTCATCGCTTCCGCTGCCTGGCGTGCAGTTCGCTCAGCCAGGCGCATGCCCAGCGGCGCGTCCTGGCGGTGCAGGTGGAGCGGTGCATCGAGCGCCAGGCCGAACCATTCCTCGAGCTTGGCGAGCAGGCGCTGCAGCTCGAGCGTCATCAGCGCGAACTGCGCGTCGGCCAGCGATTGCGCGTCGTCGTGATCGCTGCCCAGCTGTTCCTGGACGACGTCCAGGAACTTGAGCTTCTTGATCACCAGATCCTCGCCGAGCACGAAACTCAGACGCTCGTCGAACACCAGCGCCAGCTGGTAGACCTGCTTGCCGTTGCGGATGTGTTCCTTGATCTCGTCGCTGTCCAGATCCTGCCGGCGGCTGATCGCCACCGCGCCGGTACTGGTGGCCGGATCGCGGAGCTCGCACTCGTCGCCCAGCGCCAGGCCGGCGGGCAGTTCGTTGTTGGCCAGCCAGTCCGTCATCAACACACGCGGGCTTTCGCTCGGAGCCATCGGGATTACCGGAAACGAGCCCAGCGCCTCGCGCACCTGGCTCACCATCATCTCTGCCGTCTTGCGGCTGGCGCTGTTGATCACCAGCCAGTGGTTCGCCACGTCGACGTAGAACTGGTGGTGCGAGCCACGGATGAACGCGCGCGGCACCAGGTCGTTGAGCACGTCCTCTTTGAGGCGCCTGCGTTCGCGGCCGCCGACCTTGCGCCCTTCCTCTTCGGAGATCTTCTGCACGCGGCGGTGCAGTTCGTCGGCCACCACGGCGGCGGGGAGAAGCTTGTCTTCAGCTCCCAGCATGGCGGCCGTGCACGACTGCACCGTGTGGGTGAGGGCGGCGTCGTCACCGCGGCCGACCGGCGCCACAAAGCCGCGCGTTCCAAGTTCCATCGGTCCGCATGCCCGCAGGCGGTGGGCGGCCAGGGCTTCCTCGAGGCGCGCGAGATCATCGGCGGTCTCAGGGGTGAAGCGCATCAACACGAGATTGCGGAAGAACATGGATTACTCCGAACCAAGAGAGGGGTGAGGGCTAGGACTCACTGGAAGCAAGCGAACACGGCGACGATCACGACAAGGGCGCCGATGGCCAGCAGGTCGACCTTTGCGAGGAACTTGGCGAACTCCTTCCAGTCCTCACGCGTTGCGGGAACACGGGTCATGCGTACTGCTCCGGGGGGTGGCAGACGAAAGGGTTGGAGCCGCTGGCGGCCGGGGGTACCGACGGGCGCCGGGAGGTGCGCGCGTTGGCAATCGCCAGCGGCTCCAAGGCTGAAAGAAAGGTGCGGATCTGCGCATCGAGCACGGCGGCATTGGCCAGCTCGGCGGCGATGTCGGCATCGAGGGTGCTGGCGGCCATCACTCACAGGCCTCGCTGGCGGCGTCTGGCACCTGCACGGTGAGCGTGAGCTGGTAGCGCGCCTCGGAGAGATCTCGAGCGGCGTCGCCGATCATGTCGATGAGATGGCGGGGCCCACGATTGGCGATCAGGGTGTCCAGCGATTCGCTGGCGATGATCTCTCCGGCGCGGACAAACTCCACCAGCACGGGTGACGCCGGCGCACGCATTGACGGTCCGTCGATCGCGTCCTGCATCCTCGGCTTGCGACCTGGTCGACCGCGCTCGAGCGGTTCGTCCTCTAGCTCAGTGTTGACCTCGTAGCACACGACGCCGTCGACCGTGACCGTGCGCAGGAGGCCTGCGCGCCGACGCTGGCTCAGGAGCGTGCCAACGGTGTCCAGGTTGGTCCCGGTGGGCATCATGGCGTGCACGTGGCGTGCACTGAGCGGCTTGCTGGCGGCGCGCATCACGGCGTCAATTTTTGCGACCAGGCTCATGCTGCGAGCTTCCACAGATAGCGAGGTTTGCCGCCGACGCTGCCAAACAGGTCGCGGCTGATCTTCTTGCGTCGAAACAAGCAGTCGACGTGCGCACGCACCTGGTGGCGGGTCCATTCGCCGCGGGCAATCTCATCGGCGAGCTCGGCGTAGAGCTCACCGACAGTGGCGGGGCCATCCTTCAGGATCTCGAGCAGGCGCGAGCCCTTGCTGGCCGGATCCATCGTGTGCACAGGGATGAACCGGGCCATTACGCCGCGCTCGCGAGAGAGGCGCCGGCCACGGCAGTCATGGGGCACAGGGAACCCCCTGCCGTAGCCGGCAAAACGGTTTGCGGGATATCCAGCCGCAGGAAGTCGGCGACCTTCAGGAGATCCGGCCAGGGCAGGGCGACGCATGCTTCGCCGAACCAGATCATGTCGAGCGAGGGATCCACTTGCGCCTCATGCGGAGCAAAGGCTGCGTGGATCAGCTTGCGTTCCTGGCCATCGTGGGTTCGCTGGTAGAGCGCGATCGACATGCGATCAGTCGCATGGCTCATCACGTCCAGCGTGATGTCGATGGAAAGTGCGACCTGCAGGTCACCAGGCGTGCTCATAGCGGCAACACCCCGAACCACTTGCAGAAGAACATGGCGACGGCGCTGGGTAGCGCGATCCACAAAATCAGGTGGAAGGTGAAAGGGCTCATGGACTGCGGCGTGCCGTCTTCACCAGGTGCTGGCACGGTCGCGAGCGGTGCGACGTGAGTCGTGCGAGGCTTGTGGCGTGTGCGGTGCACAGGGCGGGCTGCGCGCAACCGGGTCGACAGTTTGTTGACCCTGCTTACTGGTTCAATGAACATCCGACGGTTCCTCGGGCGTTTTGCCGAGGGCAAGTAAACAAGATGCTTACTTGAGTGTCAAGCGAAGTAATCGGCTGTCCTATGGTTGCGAGCACGGAAGCGTGCAGGGATCAGAGGCGGCACCCTGTGGCAAGTCAAAATCGAAGGAGAATGCAATGACGTACCGATTTCGCTCGCTACTCAGCCTGGCGCTGGTAGCTGGGCTCATGCTGATGGGATCCGTGGCCGTGGCGGACACGGCAGCTCCCCAAGTCACGGCTCCGTCGCATGGCCTGGGTAGCCGGTGGCCGAATGCGACAGATGTGAGCCATCACCCCAGCTTCCACGCCTACCGTTTCGCTTTGAACGGCGTGTCATTTGTGCAGGTCAACGCTGGCAACGGCGAGCCGCAGCTGGCGCTGGCGACCGCTCCGGGCACTGCGGTTGTGTTGCCGATCGGCAACCCCTCTGCGGTGGTGGTGAATCCGGCCAACACCCTGGTGGATGGGTCACCGGTCATCTATCAGGACGGCACCGTGACGGTGCAGGCGGCGCCGGCCGGTTATGTCGTCACGCTGGGCTGCAATGATCCGATCGAGTGCTCTCGCCCGCCGGTCCGGGCCGCAAGCTCTACGGATGCCATCCAGACGCTTGATGCTGCAGGTGCCACCAGTCGCGCCGCAAATTGCGGCGATCCTGTTGAGTGCAGCCGAATCAACGTGAACTAGTCGCGGAGCAGCACCGCCAGCGCGGGGACGCGTCTGTCGGTGTGATCGCGGTGCTTACCTTGGTAGGTCACCGCGATGTTGTTCACTTCGTGCTTGGTGAAGTAGGGCGCCCGCATGTCGGGCGCCTTTTTGTTGGCGGGCCCGGGCCAGGCCTTGACCACGATCGCCAAGGCGCGCGGCCCCGATCGCGAAACGATCACGCGGACCCGAATCTTGCTGGGTACGTAGTCATTGGCCAGGCGCAGGGTGAAGCCCTCTACGAGGCGATACGTTGTCTCGAGCATGTCCGTGGGGAGTTCAAGGAATGCACCCGACACCTTGGCCCGGTACCGGATCCCTTGTTCCTCGATCTCGGTCCGGAGCTGGCCATGGCATAGCGCCAGTTTGAGGCCGTGCGCTCGCACGTCCGACATGCGTAGCGAATCGATGTGTGTGGACAGGCCGCGCCGTTGAGTCGCGACGCTGCCGGACCATCGGTGATTGGCAAGCGACTCCGCGTCGGCCGCGACGAGCAGGTCAGCGCGCGGGCCACCCATCGTCGCGTTCGCACTCTCAAGAATGGATGCGCCGTGGTAGGCCCACTGCTGACTCCACGAAAGGTTTCCGCGGGCAGCCCTGCGGATGCGCTGGTTCTCCTTGTGGCCACGCGCAAGGCCGAGATCTCGATCGGTCTTTATGGAGCCGAACAGCAGCAGGCCACTACCCACGATCGCCATCAAGAATTGGGCCTGCACCAAGCCGGTCTCCCGAGCCTGCAGGATCGTCGCCTCAATGCCTACGTTGCCCATGAGCACGGCGGGAAGGGCGCCCATCCAGCCGTAGCGATAAGTCATAAAGACGGCGGGAATCAGCATGGCCAGCCGGGCGACGTCGCGCACCTCAGTGAACATCGTGTTGCGCGACATCAGCTGCAGGGCAGTCAACGCCAGCGCGCACAGGCACAAGTTCCACAGGTAGGCGCTAACCGGCTGCCCGGCCAGATCGCAACGCAGGATGGCGCGCAGGCGCCGGCGACCCATGAGGATCGTCATGCCGAGCGGCACCATGGCGAGGATGCCCAAATAGTCGCCGACGACGAACATCGCGAAGTTGTGGCCCGCCGTGTTCGGTACGCGGGCCACAGTGGGCCCGTAGTGCACGGCTTCAACCGCGAGCACGCCAGCCAATGCGCCAAGGCCCGAGGCAATGATGCCGGCGAACAACATGCGGGTGACGGGTGTGGCCAGGTCGTGGGGATCTCGGCCCCACCGGGTCCGACGGAGGATCCAGACGGGGAGAGACGTGGCAGCGAGGGGCCCCAGCACCGTGATGAGCATCCACGGCCAGCCAAAGGTGTCGAGTCGATCCGCACGGTAGTAGAAGGAGGCGGATGCCTCACCAAGCAGGACGAAAGGCCAAAAGCGAAGCGGGAGCCACAGGAGAGCAACGAACCGAAGGCCTGCGGGGAGAAGCCAGTGGCTTACCGAAACCTCTCGTGCACCTGCATAGAGAAGGGCGTACCCGCATCCAAGCAGCACGCTTTTGATCCAGACATCGCGCATTACCAATCCCCTGGTGCGCAGCTGGTCGTTGGGTAGCGCTAGATACTCGAGCCGCCAACCCTTCCAACGACACGCCCGCCAATTTCCAAATCGTCCAGCTCCGACCCGGCTAACTCGAGCGAATCCTCGTAGGCATGGGTGCCAACGAGTCGGAGCATTCCCTTTCCACGAATGAGGAAGCGGCGCACTTGGGCTATCTCCGCCAGCTTGTAGGCGTAGATGCCGTCGGATTCCACAGATCGGACCGACGTGTCCACAAAGAGCAGCTCCCCCCGCTCAATGACACCTGTCAGCGCATCGCTCGGGTTCACTAAGACCCGCACCGACGCCTGTAAGGCACCACTGATAGAAACTGTCAGAATTTGCGGGATATCAACGAATCTCGCAAGTTCCTTTGAGTACCCCTCCAGATACTCGAAACGCAGATATCCCCGGCTGACGCGAGGGCCGTTCTGGGTGGCGCCCTCGCTCGAACCTTGCGCGGAGATGACATCGGCCGCAAACGGCGAAAGTGTAGGTTCGGGCCCGAGACCGTGATTAATCCAGTCCTCGGAGAATTCCGCCACGCCGCGTTGTTCGGCCAATTCACGCAGGCGAGCAATACCCGCCGCGCCAATCTTGCCGCGGCGCAGCCAGGTGTTGATGTTCTGCTGCGAGACGTGGGGCGGCGAGGCGAATTCGGCGCGTCGCATGCGCAGCAGCTCGAGCATCCGCTCAAAGCGGACTGCCACGGGATGATCGTGCTGGCGCTGGGGATAAACCATTTGCTTAGTCTCATGCAGGGCGAACTATACACGCAATAGGCAATGTGTTGACTTGAAGTAAGCAACCTTCTTACTCTAGGGGCATGACCCCAATCCATCGCGCAGTCGCCACCTTCCGCACCAAAGCTGCTTTTGCTCGGGCCGTTGAGTGCTTTCCGCAGGATGTGACCCATTGGCTGGCCACCGGACCGCACAAGCGGGACGTACCCCCCAATCGTTGTAGGGCCATCGAACGTGCGGTCGCCGCGCAGATCCCGGTAAACCTCGTGGATCCCGAAGCCCAGCGCCTTCAGCTCAACACTGAGCCGGTCACCTGTTACGACCTCCGGCCCGACGTCTTCCCACCAATGGCAACGCCAAAGCGCCGACCACGGCCGCCGGCGCCGCCTATCTCTCACTCGTCAGCCACCTGAGGTTTGCGCATGAGCGCTATTCGCCTCCCCGATACCGTGCAGTTCGGTTCCGTTTCCCTGCCTGTGATCGATCGCGCAGGCACGCCCTGGCTTACTGCCGCCGATCTCGCCCGAGCGCTGGGCTACAAGGGCAGGGCGTCGCATTCCGCGACAGCCTCCAACCGCATCGCTGACATTCACCGCCGTCGCGCGTCCGAGTTCTCTGACGACATGACGCAGCTGGTGCGTCTGCCAACGGCTGGCGGCGAACAAGAGGTGCGCATCTTTTCTCCCCGTGGCTGCTGGCTCATTGCCATGTTTGCGCGCACACCACGGGCCGCCGAGTTCCGCCATTGGGTGCTCAACGTGCTCGAGTCACTCCGTGGCACGCCGGCGCCGGACGTGGCCACCATGACGGACTCCATGCGTGAGCAGATCCGCGCCGAGCTGGAAGCGGTGCTCGAGCGCATTTGCGGCCGCACACCTGAGCGTCAGCAGCTCGTTCGCTATCGGCAGCTGGCCAGCAACATGGCCGAAGAGCTGCGTACGGCCCGCCTGGCGCTCACGCACGCCGAGCGCCTGGCCAAGGAGCTCGAGCAGCCGCTGGCGCTTGCCAAGCCGACACCCGTCCGCACGCAGCGCGATGACGTCCAAAGGGGCGGGATGTCGATGCCGTTAGAGATCCGCGGTGAGCTCAAGCCAGTGATGTCGTACCAAGAAGCCCGAGCGATGGCAGACCAGATCTATCGCGACACGGCACCGGGTAACCACTGACATGGTCGATCCGTGGATCAAGTTGCGCACCAAGCTGCCCAAAGACGGCCGCCTGAAGATCGTGTCGCGCAAATGTCACGTCAGCACCGTGACCGTTGTCGGTGCCCTTGTCACGCTGTGGTGTCTCGCCGATCAGCATGCCGACGAATTCGGCGAGCTCTATGGCTACACAACCGATGACGTCGACGCAGAGGTGGGCGTGCCCGGCTTTTGCGAAGCACTGCCGTCGGAGTGGGTCGACGTGTCGGGTGAGTGGGTGAAACTCCCCGACTATCAAGAGCATAACGGCACGACCGGCAAGTCCCGCGCCCAGGCCACGAAGCGCAAACGTAACGAACGTGCCGCGACACCTGTCGCGTCGGAGTCACGTTCGGAGCGTGACACCGGCGTGACCAGAGAAGAGAAGAGTAGAGAAGAACAGAGCTCCGTAGGCAGCTCTTCTGCAAGCGCCATGACTGAGGAAGAGCGCGACGCCCAGGCGCGCGGTGCGGTCGATATCACCAAGGCGCTGCGCAGGGTCGGCCTGATGGACGTCCACCCGGCGCGTCCGGAAGTTCTGCAGCTGGTGGCGTTGAACATCACCGTAGAGCAGGCCTGCCTAACCGCGGCCGAGCTGGCGCTCAAGAAGGCGGGCATGAACGACAACACCGAGCTCCACCCGGAGCTGCTGTACCTGCTCGCGAGCGGCGCCACTGCCGCGCAAATGCTGCTCACGCCCGACCAACACACGCACCTGAAAAACAGCGTGCCCAAGGTCGGCTACCTATCCCAAACCTTGATCGGCCGCGCTCGCGACGCTGCGCGCCAAGGAGACACGCATGCAACTGTCCACAATTCCGGCCGTGGCCACTCTCGCCAAGGCAGCCAAGGCGGACGCGAATCACTTGCCGCACGCTCGGAACGTGCTCGCCGCGAAGGCGACGCACGAGACGACGGGGATCCGTTCGCAGATCCCGTCTGACGCGCCGGTACCGCACGCGCGCACCCTTCGGGCCATCTGGTCGCGCATGGCGTCCACGTACGGACACCGCTGGGCCAGTGTGTGCGGCGACTCACCGGAGCACCCGACGCCTGGTCCGCTCGCTGGCCAGCTCACCGATGCGGGCAAGGTGTGGGCCCATGAGCTGCGCGGCATCACTGGCGCGGAGATGCGCGCTGCGCTCGATCGCATGAGCCAGGTGCACATCGACTTCGCTCCGACCGCGCCCGAGTTCCGCCTGCTGTGCCTCAACGTGCCGCCGCTCTCGATGGTGATGCTGGCGCTGGATAAGGGGGACGAGTACGGCGCCGACGTGTCCGCGTTCTGCCGCCTGGTGTGGCAGTTCATCCGCAACCGCTGGGGCCTCGATCGGCTCCCCGAGCTGGCGCGCGAGAAGGCGATCGCTGCGGCCTACAAGCTTGCCGTGCGCCATCGGCTGGCGCTTGGCGAACTGCCGCCGGCGCCGGTGGCATTGCTCGAATCAGTGAAGCCCGCTAAGCCCGTGAGGGCCGCGGCCGATTTCGCCGCGCCGTTCCTCGAGCAATGCCGGCAGATGATCAATGGAAGGGGAGACGCCTAATGCGGTTCCACCGTCGTCAATACAGTAAGCCGCTGGGCGCGACCGTTTCGCGCAACCTCAACGTGGTGCGCGAGCGCTATCAGTTCTGCCACACGCACAAGCAGGAGTACCAGGCTCCCGTCGACGGCCGCACCGGCCAGGTCTTGTCGCCGTGTCCGCGGTGCGTGGAAGACCAGGCGCTGTATCAGCAAGCCGTGCGCGATCTGTCCGACCTGGCTGCACGGGAGGGGCGCGACCGCCGCACGATCACGCACCAGGCGATCCTCGAGCTGGCGGAGCAGCGTGCCGGCAAGCAACTGCTGAAGTTTCGCGCACATGGGTAAGGCTGGCGGCGGTCTTCGCTTCACCAGCCACGCGGCGATGCCAGAGCGCATGCGCAACCTGCTGGCGGCCCAAGGGCGGCTCGATGAGACCGCGTTGCAGCCTGGCCAGGAGAAGCGCAGCAAGTACGGCAACAAGCCGACGGTGGTCGACGGCGTTCGCTTCGACTCGAAGAAGGAGGCGCGGTACTTCGAGGATCTCAAGCGCCGAAAGGCCGCCGGCGAGGTCTGGTACTGGCTACGCCAGGTGCCGCTGCACCTCCCTGGTGGCACGCGCTACGTCGTGGACTTCCTCGTGTTCTTCAAGGATCCCGAGCGGGATCCGGAGTACGTCGACGTCAAGGGGAAACAGACAGAGGTGTTCCGCGTGAAGCGCCGCGAGGTGGAAGCGGCTTATCCAGTGAGGATCCAGTGCGTATGACAAAGCGAGAGAAGGATTTCCCGACCGAGGCAGATCTCTGCAGCGCATTCGCTGACTGGGCACGCGAGGAAGGCTTCACGGTGTATCCGGAGACGGCTGGCTGGGATCTTCTGTTGGTCACGCCCGATGGCCTCCAACTCGGCGTGGAAGGCAAGCTTGCGATGAATCTGAAGGTGCTGGCGCAGTCGCTGCGCGGCATCAGCTTGTACGGCTGCGATCGTGGCCCGGACTTCCGCGGCGTAGTGGTGCCGGCGTCGCATGAGGGCACCGAAGAAGTCTTCGCCACCATGGGTATTGAGGTCTTCACGCCTTACTCGAGCTGGCGCCGAGAAGGCTACAAATGGGCGTTCCAGCGCCGTGCCAACTATCTGACCGAGATGTTCGACTGGAATCCGGTGCAGCGATGCGAGCTCCCGGATTTCGTGCCGGACGTCCCGGCCGGCGTGCCTGCACCACGTACGTTGAGCCCTTGGAAGGTGGGTGCGTTACGTGTTCAGGCACTGCTCGAGCTGCAAGGGTTCGTGACACGCGAGGAAGTGCGCAAGTGCAAGAACGACCCGAGACGTTGGTGCGCGACGGACGGCTGGCTCACGCAGCTGGGCAATGGCCGCTGGGGCAAGGGGTCTGCGCCAGACTTCGGCCTGCAGCATCCGGAGATCTATGCGCAGATCCTGGCCGAGCAGCGCGAGAAGCTGGCGCCTGGGAGCATCGGGTGAAGCGCACAGCGCTCAAGCGTCACACGCCAATCAAGGCGTATACACGCCTGCAATCGACAACGCGGCTGGCGCCAGGGAAGGTCATGCGGCGTGGAGTACGTGGCGCCCGTAGCACCGAACCACCCTCCCGCGAGGATCTCGAGCGCTTCGCCGCTATGCGCAAACTGGGCTGCCTGGCTTGCCGCATGAACGGCACGCGGGGTTACGTCCGAGTTGTCGGCACGAGGCTCGAAGTGCACCACCTGCTGAACGGCGGCGTGCGCATTGGCCACCACGCGGTGATTTGCCTCTGCAGGTTCCATCACCAGGGCGACAAGTGGCCCGAGCTCGACCAGGGCTATGCCCACGTTTCCAAGTATTACGGCCCAAGTCTGGCGCGTGAGTCGCGGGCCTTCTATGCGCTGTACGGCAACAACGACCGCTTGCTGACATTCCAGAACGAGCTACTGAGAGAGACAACCCGATGACCAATCCCGCATACGCTATGGCTCGCTTGAATGAGAAGACGGTCCGCTTCTATTTGGGCTCGGGCGCCAGTGGTGGCCACACGCCGCAGGATGTCGCCGCGTCTATTGCGTTCACCAAAGCGGGGCTTGGTCGCGAGTTGCTGCAGGCTCTGTTCTGGCCTGCTGGTGCCCAGCTGAGCACCGTGGATCTCGATCAGCTCTTGGTCGCGGCCCAGTTCGGCGAGTGGCGCGAACGCATGGATGTGCTGGTGCTGGCGCAGATCAAGAAGCAATACGCCACCACGACTCACGCAAAGCGCGAGGCCAACGCCGCGATCGCTGCCGCGCAGGCTCATATGTGGCCAGCCATCGATGACACATATCGCCTAATGCGGCGGGCCGTGCTGATGGAGATGTACAAGCCGCGGAACTGCCCAGACTGCAGCGGCTCGGGCAAGCGCGTGGTGGAGAAGGTCGAGAAGGATTGCGAGCGCTGTAACGGTGCTGGCCTGACCAAGCAGGGGCCCGTGTGGCGTGCCGAGCTGATGGATATGACGCACCAGTCGTTCAATGCCCGCTGGGTTGCGCCCTACGAGTGGTTGTTGGGCCATTGCCGGACGCAGATGCGCGAGGCCTACGACGAGATGTCGCGCGCACTCGCCTAGCGAGGGAAATCGGTAGGCACACGCCTACCGTTTCGGTCTTTACAATGGTTCTGCCGCTTCGTGCGATCCAACCCAAAGCCCTGCCATTTCGGCGGGGCTTTTTCGTTTTCTCCAACCAGTTTTGCGGCCGGCTGTACGCGCCACTGAAGCAACGTCGGATGACGTCGCGGCGCTGGGACGGACAAAGAATCCACGGTTCACAGCTGAAGCCCCTTCAGCACTCGTCCCGGTACCTCCGGGCACGTCACCCCGTCCGCCGCAACCACCTAAACCCATGGCGCGGAGAGTTCCGATGCCGAACAACCGAAGCAAACGTGAGGGCCAACCAATGAATGAAGAGTGGAAGGCCTTTTGGCTGCTGGTGCTCACCGGCGGTCTAATTGGCGTGGCGAAGCTGCTGGCGAGCGATGAAAAGCTCACGTGGCGCCTGTTGATCGGGCGCACCATCCTGGGCTCTGCCACCACGCTCATCGCTGGTGTCATCTTGCTCCAGATCCCGAACATCGCGCCGCTGGCGCTGCTCGGCATCGGGTCCGCGTTCGGCATTGCTGGCGCTCAGGCTGTCGAACTGTTTCTCAAGAAGTGGTTTGGCGGCGCCGGCGGTGCGGCATGACCGCTCGCATTCCGGTCGCAGTGGCTGGCGGCAAGAACGTCGTCGCCTTTCTCGACATGCTTGCATGGTCGGAGATTGGCCCGGAGCTGCTGAGCAAGTCAGACGACGGGTACAACGTGCTGGTGGGGTCGACGCCGCAGAAGCCTCTGCTCTTCGATAGCTACGGGGCACACCCGGACGCTTACGACCCGAAGACGAACAGCACCGCGGCGGGGCGCTATCAGTTCCTGTCTCGCTATTGGCCGCACTACCGCGACCTGCTGCGCCTTCCTGACTTTGGCCCCGTTAGCCAGGACCGCTACGCCATCCAATTGATGCAGGAGCGCAAGGCGCTGCAGCCCATCATTGCTGGCAACATCCAAGCGGCAATTGCCCTGGTGTCCAACATTTGGGCGAGCCTGCCAGGTGCGGGCTACCAGCAGCGCGAGCACAGCCTCGCGGATCTCCTGGCCGCGTACAAGAACGCCGGCGGCTCGATCGCGAGGGCCGCATGATCGCGGACAGCAACGGCACCTGGCGTAACGGCTTCGCGCTACAGAGCGTAGCCACAAAACAGATCGCGCTATCCGAGATCTGGACGGAGCGCGGCTCGGCCGAGTTGGCGCTCGAGGCACTGCACACTCGTCTGCCGCATCGCGGCCCACACATCATTGTGCCGGTGAGCGTCCAAGTGCTCGCGGCGGGAGCTCGCGCATGAAACAGATTGCGATCTACATCGTCGTCGCCATTGCGCTGATCGCCGTGGGCTTTGGTGCTGGCTGGCACTGCAAGGGCGTGAGCGTGACAGCCGGACAGGTGACCGAAGCCAAGGCCGAAGTGCAGGACGTTGTGCAGCAGTTCCAAGACCAGGGCGCAGAGCAATTTGCCTACCTGAAGGTGCAGCAGCACCAGACCCTAACGCTTGCCGCCGACCAGGGCGCCATCCGCGCGACCGCGGAAGCAACCAAGCAGGAGATCCAACATGCGACTTTCCATCCGGCGAGCGCTCCCGCGGCTGCTTGCCCTGAGCCTTTGCGCAGCCCTGAGTTCGTGCGCCTCTACAAGCAAGCCGCACGAGGCAATCCCGCCGTTGCCGGCTCCACCGCCGCCCGCTGAGTGCACTGGCGCCGGCATCACGCTGTTCGCGCCTGAGCTGTCCACGCTTCCCGATGACTGGGCTGCGATGGACTCGGACAGCCAGGTGCGCGAGCTGCTGATCCTCAAGCAGGACGATACGCAGCAGTACCAACTTCTTCGCGCGCAAGCACTCCGCTGCGCGCACTGACCCCAGGAGTCGCACATGAGCCTCAACACTGTCCGCTGGAAGTTCATCAACGTGGCCCAGCGCCATCCGCTTCGCGTCTTCGGCGCCGTGCTGGTGGTCGGATTCGTCGTCGGCCGTTTGGTCTAACGCGATGTCGAGCAAGGTAGAGCTGGCAGCCGAAGAGCTGCGCTCCGCTCTGGAAGGCGTCAACAAGGCGAACGAGGCCTGGGATCACGCCAACCAGGTGCTACGCGAGACCGCCAGCGCCCTGTCGAGGGCCCAGTCTGCGTTCGATAGCGCGCGCATCAAGCTGCTCGAGGCAGCCGGCGATACCCACGCGCACGACTTCCTCGAACCCTGACATTTCCGTACATGGCCCGTAAGGACGCACCCCCGCCGGCAAAGAACAAGGCGGTGGCGAAGACGGCTGCTCGGAAGGCAGCGAAGAAGGCCCCGCAACAGCACGCCGTGCCTCGCGCCGATCTTTTCGTGCTCGAGTACCTGAAGGACATGAACGGCCGCCAGGCGGCGATTCGCGCGGGATATAGCCCGATCTCTGCACGGCAGACGGCGTCCGACTTGTTGGCCACGCCGGAGATCCAGCAGAAGGTCGCCGAAGCTATGGCGGCACGATCGGAGGCGACCGGCATCGAGGGCCAGATGGTGCTGGATCGCTTCTGGGCGATCGCGACCGCGGATCCGCGCGACCTGATCGAGCTGCACCGCGTGTGCTGCCGGTACTGCTACGGCAAGGGGCACCGCTACCAGCGCACGCCCAAAGAGATGAATCAGGCCGAGCGCGAGCACAAGGCGCTCGTGGCCGCCGCGGAGAAAGACGCCAAGATCGGTGAGTTCGATCCTGAGGGCGGCATTGGCTTTAACCCGTACCGTGATCCGCATCCGGATTGCCCGGAATGCTTCGGCGAGGGTGAAGAGCGCGTCGTGGCAAAGGACACGCGGGATCTCTCGCCGGCGGCGCGCCTGCTATACGCCGGCGTCAAGACCACGCAACACGGGCTTGAGATCAAGACGCACGACCAGGTCGCCGCCTTGCGCGACGTGGGCAAACACCTGGGCTTGTTCAAAGAGAAGGTCGAGCTCACCGGCAAGGATGGCGGACCGCTGAAGCACACCATGACCGACCTGCTGTCAGAGATCGACGGCGCCGGTACCGGACTGCCGCGCCATGCTCGAGCCGAATGACGAGGCGAGTAGGGCCCGGCTCAAAGAGCTGCTGAGCGATCGCGACTGGCGCCTCACGCACCTGTATTACATCGTGGACAAGAACGGCGACGTCGTTCTGTTCCAGCCCAATGCGGTGCAGTGGTTGTTCCTCGAGGGCTTCCACAACCGCAACATGGTGTTGAAGTCGCGCCAGCACGGCATCACCACCCTGGCGGCGATCCTGGCGCTGGACACGGCGCTGTTCCGCAGCAACACGACGTGCGGCCTGGTCATGCACAAGCAGGCCGACGCCGAGAAGGTGTTCAAGGGCAAGATCCTTTTCGCCTACGACCGCCTGCCGGACTGGCTCAAGGCGGTGAGGGCGACGGTTCGCCGTGACATGTCCGGCGAGCTCGAGTTCTCCAACGGCTCGAAGATCTACGTATCGCTCAGCCATCGCTCGGGGACGCTGCAATACCTGCACGTGTCCGAGTACGGGCCCATGTGTGCCTTTTATCCGCTGCGCGCCAGCGAGGTGAAGACCGGCGCACTGAACACGTTGGCGCCCGACGCGATCGCCACGATCGAGAGCACGGCACACGGTCGCATCGGCGACTACTACCAGATGTGCCAGCGCTCGATGCAGCTGGACAAGATGCTCGAGGCCGGCACGGCCAAGCTGACGAAGCTCGATTACAAGTTCCACTTCTTCGGCTGGTGGCAGGATCCGATCAACGAGATCGACCCCGACGGCGTGCCCATGCCGTCGGAGCTGCTCGAGTATTTCGAGCGCCTCGAGAACGAGCACGGCGTGTTTCTGTCGCCCCGCAAGCGCGCTTGGTACGCCAAGAAGCGGGAAGAGCAGGGCGACAAGATGACCCAGGAGCATCCGTCAACGCCGGAGGAAGCCTTCGAACAGGCGATTGAGGGTGCGTACTACGCCAAGGAGATCGGCAAGGCGCTGAAGGAAGGCAGGGTGTGTGACCTGCCGATCGTCCCGGGCGTGCCGGTGAACACGTTCTGGGATATCGGCATGTCCGATACGACGGCCATTTGGTTCCACCAGCAGTTTGGCCCCTGGCACCACTTCATCGACTTCTACGAAAACAGCGGCGAGCAGGCCGAGCACTACGTGCGCAAGCTGCTCGAGCGCGGCTACGTCTATGGCAAGCACTACCTGCCGCACGACGGCGTGCAGACCGAATGGGCAAACACCGGCAACAAGACGCGTCTGCAGATCCTGCAGGAGCTACTGCCCGGCAAGGTCGAACTGGTTGAGCGCATCAACAACCTGCAGGACGGCATCGACATGGTGCGCCAGGCGCTGCACCGGTGCCGCTTCGATCGCGTGCGTTGCGGTGAGAACCCGCCTGGATCCGGTCGCGGCGGCCTGCCAGCGCTGCAGAGCTATCGCAAGGCGTGGAACGAGAAGCTCGACGTTTGGCACGACTACCCGCTCCACGACTGGGCGAGCAACGGCGCCGACGCGTTCCGTCAGTTCGCGCAGGGCTTCCCCATGAATGGCGTCAACGACGCCTCGACCCGAGCAAAGCGGCGCCAGCGCGACCGCAATTGGAGAACGAGTTGAACCAGACCATGACTGGCACCCTGCAGGTGGACAGCGCGGGCGACGATCACGCCGCGGTGATGGAGCGCATGGAGATTGCCGCGGCCGCTCGCCGGCACCTGGGCATGCCCGCCGTCCGTGCGATCGCCAAGCTCCGCCATATCACCGAGATGGCGCCGCGCTTCACCCAAATGGCGATCGCCGTGCGCGCGGCAATCCGCGGCATGAACGACCCCACCGTCATCGACATGGCCATGCGCAATATGGCCATCGTCAACGAGCGCAACGTGTCGCGGGTGTCGGCATGACGATCGGCGCCAGCGGGTACGTCAACTTCACCGAGCTGCTCCGCCCGGGCATCGGCAACGACGTCGCTGCCAGCGAGCGCACCACGACCCGACATAGCTTTGTCGGCCGCAAGGGCGACCTGACGGTGGAGCTGCACTACGGCGACTTTGGCACCGGTCATGGCCGCCAGGCAGCGCTCTACATCTTCCAGGGCCGCAAGGAGAAGGACGGCGTGTTTATCCCGCTGTCGGCCATGTGGATGTACGCCGAGCGCGACGCGCTGCACGTAATGGTGCCGCACCTGGCCAAGCAGCTGTGGGGCTTCGTCACGCAGCAGGAGCAGATCCGTCTACTGGACGCGATCCTCGATTACCTGGGGGACCTGCGCAAATCGCCGCCGGATCCGCAGCTGTTCGAGGACAAGAGCCTCGATCGGTTCCTCGAAGGCTGCGAGGAAGAGGGTTTGCACTTCTTCGTGGACGTGAACAACAAGCGCGTGGTGGGCTGATATGAACCCGGGCATCGTCAACGTAAGCAGCACCACAGCCAGCGACGGCTTTAACAGCCTGCTGGCCATGGCCGATCCGGTGGAGGCTGAGAAGCCCGCCAGCTACCTCGACAGCCCGGACAATCAACGCCTGCTGCGCCGCCTCGAGGACTGGTGGACGGAGTGCCGCGAGGCGCACGCCGAGAACCGCCGCGAGCAGATGATCGACGCCGACTACTACGACTCGATCCAGTGGCTGGCCAGCGATGCGCAGATCCTTGTGGACCGTGGCCAGGCGCCGCTCACGTTCCCGATCATCAAGCAGATGTGCGATTGGGTGATTGGTACCGAGCGCCGCACACGCATCGACTGGGACGTCCTTCCGCGGAAGGACTCCGATGTCGAGATGGCCACGACCAAGAAGGAAGTGATGAAGTGGGTCTCCGACATCAACGGAGCCGCTTGGGAGCGAAGCCAGCAGTTCAATGACCAGGTGAAGGTCGGCATTGGCTGGACGGAAGAGTGCTACAACAACGATCGCAAGGAAGAGCCCGTAACGGTCCGCCACCAGGATTGGAAGGGCATGTGGTGGGATCCCTTCAGCCGCAGCAACACGATGCGCGACTGCCGCTACATCAAGCGCGCGAAGTGGCTGGATCTGGACTACGGCATCTCGATGTTTCCCGATCGCGCCGACGAGCTCGCAGCGCGAGCCGTCGACACGATGGACTCGGCGATGGAGATGCTGGTGCTGGAAACCAGCCTCCCTCAGATGTTCTACAACACGCCGAACCCGTTCTTGTCGACGCGCACGACCGGCATGCCTGGCATGTTCGGCTCGGCCATGGTGGCGCGCAAGGCTCGCCGGCGGGTGCTGGTCATCGAGACCTGGTTCCGCCGCGTGGCCAACTCGCCGCTGCTGCTGGGCGATGGTCCGGACGATGTGGAAGTCGGATCGCTTCACCGTCAGCCTTTCGACGCCAAGAACGAGGCGCACCAGAAGGCGCTCGCCGACGGCGTGGTGAGCCTCGTGGACAGCATCACCGAGCAGATGTGGTGCGCCATGTGGACGCCGGGCGCTCTGCTGCGCGTCTACAAGTCGCCGTACAAGCACAACCGGTTCCCGTTCACGCCGGCCTGGGGCTATCGCCGTCACCGCGATGGCATGCCCTATGGCCTGATTCGGCCGAGCCGCGACGCTCAGGACGAGTACAACAAGCGCCGCAGCAAGATCCTGTTCGACCTGAGCACCAGCCAGGTGATCTACACGTCCGACGCCATGGACGAGGCCGACGAGGAAAACAACCTCGAGGAAGCGAAGCGGCCCGACGGCGAGATCCGCCTGGCCAGCGGCAAGATGGATCAGTTCAAGATCGATCGCGGTACCGATCGAGTGAATGGCCAGATCCAGATGCTGGCGGAAGCCAAGCAGAACATCTACGAGACGAGCGGTGTCACCAGGGAGAACACCGGCACCAGCTCTGGTGATCAGAGCGGCCGGGCGATCCTGGCCAAGCAGCAGCAGGGCAGCGTCACGACGGCCGAGCTGTTCGACAACTACCGCCAGGCCATCCAAGAGAGTGGCCTGAAGACGCTCAGCAACTGCGAGGCGTTCCTATCCCTGCCAAAGGTGGTGCGCATCGTCGGCGCCGACGGCGCGATGGCCTGGCTGGCCATCAACCAGCCGGAGTTTGATCCGGCCACTGGCCAGGTGCTCTGGAACAACGACATCACCGCGAGCGAAGCCGACTTCATCGTTGACGAGACGGACTATCGCGAAACCGTTCGCATGGCCATGTCCGAGATGCTGTTCGAGATGGTGGGCCGTATGCCACCGGACGTCGCCATGGCGCTGCTGGACATCGCGGTGGAGATGACAGACCTGCCCAATAAGCGTGCGATCGCTCAGCGCATCCGACAAGTGACAGGCCAGACCGCGCCGGGCCAGGAGAACAGTCCGGAGGCGCAGGCCCAGGCGGAGGCCAAGCAGCAGCAGGAAGCCCAGCAGGAGCAGGAACGCCAGCAGCAGGTGGACGCCAACATTCGCCTGACGAACGCGAAGACGGTGGCCACGCAGGCCAAGGCGAACCTCGACAACGCAAACGCGGCGCACACGGATGTGCGCGGAAAGACCGACGCCCTCCACGCCGCCAGCATGGTGGCGCAGGCGCCAGGACTCGCACCAGCAGCAGACAAGCTTTGGAACCCGGCGGAGGCATTCCCTGCTCAGCCGAATCAATTCAGCGCGGCTATGTGACCGCACGAGGAAACCATGGAAAACAATGAAGGCTTGAACAACGGCAACGATCCGCTGGATCTCGAGGCGAAGCTGGCCGCACAGGTGGATACCATCGGGACTAACCCGACCGAGGATCCCGGCGTCGACGGTCCGGCCGACGCAGGTTCCGCCGCCGGTGGTGACGGTGATGCGGCTGCTGCCGGTGGCGCTGCCGCTGCCGCTCCCGCTGCTGGCGCTGGTGACGCCGCTGCCGCCGCTGCTGGCGACGACACTGCAGCGGCTGCAGCCGCTGCATCCGCTGCATCCGCGTCAGCGGCAGCCACGGCTGCCGCACCCGCACCTGCCGCTGCGGCGCCGCCGCCGCTCGTGGCGCCGACGCCCCCTCGCGACTTCGATGCCGCGCACACAGAAGCACAGCGCCGCTACGACGACGGCGAGATCGATGGCGACGAATACCAGAAGGAGATTCGCGCGATCGCGCGCGAAGAGGGCGCCTTTTCGGCCGAGCTGGCGATCTACAAGGACAAGGTGCGCACCGCGGATGAATTGGCGGGCCGTGAGTGGAACGGCATCGCGGTCGCCTGGGAGAAGACGCACGCTACGTTCCTGGCCAATCCGATCCGCGCCCGCGAGATGCAGGCGACGCTCGACGCGCTGGTGAAGGCGAACCCGTCGGCGCCGGCAGCTGCCATCTTCAAGCAGGCCGAGACGATTGTGTTCGACGCCTTCAACTACAAGCCGGACCCGGCCACCGTGGTCGATCCCGCGGCTGCGATCGCCGATGCGACGGCGAAGCGCACGCCGGCGGGAGTGCCGCCGACGCTGGCCAGCGCCGCACAGGCTGCACCGATCGAAGCGGCCTCGCACAATGCGGCATATGCGTCCCTGGACACCAAGGACATCAGTTCGCTCGAGGACGCGATCGCGCGCATGACGCCCGATCAGCTCAATGCGTACCTAGCCGACGCGCCGGGTGCGAAGTCCGTCGGCGTCGCGAGCTAAACACCATGGCATTGCATCTCGAACTTTCAGCCGGCGACACGTTGGTGGTTGGCGGCACGCGGATCAAGCTCGAGCACAAGAGCGGCAAGCGTGCTCGATTGGTGATCGTTGGTGAGTCACCGATCGAGTGCATCAAGGCAGGCGCTCCCGTCCCGCAGAGTGCGGGTCGCGCAATGCAAACGGTTGACCAAAAACCGCGCTAAGCTGCGCACCGTCAACCTTCGACATGGCCCGGGCCGCCCGTGGCCTGAGCCAACCGCCCATGAGAGCGGGGCATCAATTTTCTGGCGCATGAGTGCCTTCCTTCACGACAGAGGAAAACACCCATGTCTCAGACCATTGTTGGCTTGAACAACCCGATCGCGGTCAAGCGCTATTCGGCCACGCTCTTCAGCGATATGGCGAAGGAGTCCTACTGGGGCGCCCGCTTCATGTCGAAGGCGCAGGACGCTCCCACGCCGATCCAGGTGCTCACCGAGCTCGAGAACGACGCCGGCGACACCATCAACTACGACCTGTTCGCTCAGCTCAAGCAGAAGCCGGTCTACGGCGACGACACGCTGCGCGGCAAGGAAGAGAAGCTTCAGAACTTCAGCGACAAGGTCAGCATTGACCAGGTCCGCTGCGGCGTGAACGCCGGCGGCCGCATGACGCGCAAGCGCACGCTGCACGACATGCGCGCGATCGCTCGCCAGAAGATGGCCGAGTGGTGGGCTCGCTGGCTGGACGAAGTCACCTTCATGTACCTCTCGGGTGCCCGCGGCATCAACGAGGACTTCATCGAAGATCTGGACTACCAGGGCTTCGCAGGCAACGGCCTGACCGCTCCCGATAGCGATCACTTGCTCTTCGGCGGCTCGGCCGACAGCTTCGATTCGATCAGCAATAGCGACATCATGTCGCTGGATCTGATCGATCGCGCTGTGACGCGCTCGCAGACCATGGGCGGTGGTTCCGACGGCAAGATCAAGATCCGCCCGATCCGCATCAACGGTGAAAACCGTTTCGTGCTCACCATGCACAGCTTCCAGGAGCATGACCTGCGCACGAAGAACCAGGGCACCGTCACCTGGATGGACATCCAGAAGGCGGCCGCGGCTGCGCAGGGCCAGGGCAACCCGATCTTTACCGGTTCGATGGGCATGTACCGCGGCGCTGTGCTGCACAGCCACCAGTCCGCTATTCGCTTCGGCAATGCCGGTGCCGATGGCCAGCAGCCCGCCGCACGCGCGCTGTTCCTGGGTGCGCAGAGCGCCGTGATGGCCTTCGGTTCGCCGGGTTCGGGTCTGCGTTACGACTGGCACGAAGAGACCGAGGACCGCGGCAACCAGGTGGTGATCACCTCGAGCACGATCCTGGGTATGAAGAAGACCCAGTACAAGCAAAAGCAGTTCTCGAGCCTGGCGCTCGACACGTACGCGAAAGACCCGAACTGACGCCACGTTCGCGGTAGTGAGAGGCCGGGCGCCTTCGGGCGCCCGGCAGATTCGATCCCCTTAGGTCTGAAGAGGACATATCCATGACCACGTACATCAACGCCAAGCTCGTGGCGTCCATCACCGCGTTCGCTGTCGGTGCGCTCTATGTCGATCGCCAGGTGACCGACCTTGCCGACCGCGGCGTCATCCCTGCGGGTGTGCTCAACGGCGACAAGATCCAGATCGGCGTGGTGCCGGCGGGCCATGTGCTCGTGCCGCAGCACTGCACCATCCAGATCCCGAAGCTCGATACCAACGCCGTGGCCACCGGCAAGTTCAAGATCGGCACTGACGCCAAGGCCGATGCCCTCGTGGCCGAAAAGACCGCCGGCGCCGCCATTGTGCTTCGCGGTTCGGACTGCGATGTCACTGCAACCATTGGTGATCCGTCCGAGGACACGCCGATCTACCTGGGCGTGACGGGGCCCCTGGCGACTCAGGCCCAGACGGGCAAGATCATCGCCGACCTGGTCATCCGCGCCTGGCAGTCGGAAGTGGACACCGTTGTCGGCGCCGCCTAAGCACCTTCGCCGGGGCGGCAACGCCCCGGCACACTCCCATAGCTACCGGACACCACGATGAAAATTGCATCGCGCATCCACAACCGTGACGGCTCGGCTCGGACCGTGACGATCCATGGCCGTCCCTACATCTTTGCCAAGACCGAAGATCTCCACGGCAACCTGCACTTTGTCGCCGACGTGCGGAACGAGCAGCATGCGAAGGTGCTGTTGCAGAAGCCGCACTTCTACGAGTTCGGTGACGAGCTCGAGCCGCAATCGACCCTGCTGCGCGCCAGTCTCGGCTCGACGTCGCGCGACGGAAGCACAGACCTGCAGACCACGAGCACCGGCACCCAGGCTACCGAGGCCGGCAGCGGGGCCCATGGTTCGGCCACCGTAACCGCGACGCCGATCGCGCCGACGGTGACGTTCGCCGGCGAAGTCACTGCGGCCGCGCAGGAACTGCTTGGCGGGAACGTCAGCATGATTGCCGCAGCTCTGGGCCGCATCACCGACCTCGACGTGGTGCGCTGCGCGCTCGCTCTCGAGAACGCCGGCCAGGCTCGCAAGTCCGCGATCGCAATCCTGACGCAGACCCTCGAGCTCGCCGCGCAGGCCAAGGGTTAAGCCGTGAACCTGGGCTTGCTGCGCCAGTCGCTTCGCGAAGAGATCCTCGACGATGCTGTCGAGCCGTTCCTTTGGAGCGACGACACGCTCAATCGCTACCTGAACAATGCGGTGCGCGAGGCTTGTATCCGCGCCCGCATGCTCCGCGACGATGCCTCGAGCGCGACAAGCGTTTGTCGCGTTGCCGTGGATCCGGCGACCAGCGGGCGGGTGGCCATTGACCCGTCCATCATCGCTATACGGTCCGGCAGTCTGTCCGATGGCCTGCACCCGCTATGGGCGGTGTCCAGCAATGACATGGACCGCCTTGAGCCGGGCTGGGACGCAGGGCGCATGGAGCAGGGCACGCCGCGCTACATCGTTATGGATCTGGCTCAGAAGGTTGTGCAGCTTTGGCCGCGGCCTTCGGCAGCGCTCACCCTGCAGCTTCGCGTTTGGCGCATGCCGCTCGCTACGGAACTTATGGTCGAAGACGACGACGAGCCCGTGGTGCACCTGCCCGATGCGGAAGAGCTTCGCCACTGGGCGGCACACGAGGCGTTTCTCAAGCGCGACGAGGACACGATCAACGAAGACGCGTCCAGCAAGCACCTGGCGCTCTTTGAACAGCGCTTCGGCTCACGGCCGAGCTTTCACGAGATGGCTCGCTGGGCGGACAGTCCGCCACGCGTGCGCCGTACCACCATGTTCTAACACCACGTCAGCGTTGGCGTGACCCTCGTTTAATCGGCGCAAGAGTGCCGCCCAATCCGGAGCGACACCATGGCAAATACCCTGTACGACAAGGGCCGCCAGCGATTCCTCGAAGGCCAACTCAACTGGCTCACGGACACCTACAAGGTGCTGCTGGTGGACACCGGTGCTTACACCGCCAACTTCACCACCCACGAGTTTCTCTCGGACATCCCGACCAGCGCGCGCATCGGCACGTCGAGCGGTGTGGCCCTGACCAGCAAGACATCGACGGGCGGCGCCGCGGACGCTGCAGACATCACCTTCAGCGCGGTGTCTGGCGCCAGCATCGAGGCGCTGGTGATTTTCAAGGACACCGGTACCGAAGGCACCAGCCCCTTAGTCGCCTACATCGACACGGCGACCGGCCTGCCGATCACGCCGAACGGCGGCGACATCATCGTCACGTGGGACAACGGTCCCAACAAGATCTTCAAGCTCTGAGGAGCGACCATGTCCGAGACGGAGAAGCCCGCCACGCAGACGGTGGCGGCAAGCGGCCTCGATGCACACGGCGCGATGGGCGGGGAGCCGCTGGGGCTCAACCTTGAGTTGCTGGCCAAGTATCCGCCGTTTCAGATGTACATCGAATCGATCGAGCCGAACGAGCAGGGCATCGACGGTGTGAAGTACGCCATGGAGCGAGCCCGCGCCGCGCACAACCTCGCCGGCGAGGCCTTCATTGAGGGCTACCTGGTGTGGTGGACATCCAAGGGGTACTGGCGTGGCGAGGATCCGATGGGCGGGCGTGCGTCGTGACGACTGCCAGCTATACGTCGACGTTTGCGCACGCGGCCGACGCTGATTTCAGGCAGTGGGGTAGCGACTTCTCCGCGATGCTGGATCAGATCGGGTTTCCGAAGACGGCTGATTCGGGCCAGATCAACTGGGCGACCGTGTCGCGACCGACGATAGCCGCCGCGGCGGGATACGAAGTTCGTCACTTCAACGACTCGCTCGCGGCGACGGCGCCGATCGTCGTGAAGATCGAGTTCGGATCCTCAGGTGCCGTCGCAAACAACCCAGGCGTCTGGATGACGATCGGTAGAGGGAGTGATGGCGCCGGAAACATCACTGGCGTGATGTTTGGTCGCACGCAAATGGTCGCGGCGGGCACAACCATTCTGAGCACGACAACCGCCTACCCGACCTATGGCTGTGCGGTGGAAGGCTGCGTTTGGTGGTTGTTGAAAGGCGGCGGCGTCAACATGGGGCCCTCGAAGGGGTTCTTCGGTGTGTCGATCATGCGATCGGCCGACGACAGCGGTGCGCCGACAGCAGAGGGTGTTGTCGTCGCCTACAGCGCGACGGCCAGCTACGCCATGTTCGTTGCGTCTTATGGCTATGCGACGTCTTATGTGCAGGGCAATGGCCAAATCCAGATTCCAGGCGGCTACTACACGTGCATTCCGTTCAACATGACGAGCACGCTGGCGGGATCGCCTGCGCAGTACCAGGCCTTTAGGTTTAACGCGCCATTTCCGATGGTGCGGGTAATTCCGTACTGCATGGTGTTGTGCAACGGCGATGCGACCGCTGCCGGCGTGTCCTTCCAGGCGACTCCCTCGGGAGTTACTCCACGCACGTACCTTTGCATTGGCCAATTCTTCAGTGGCTATGACCGTCCAAGCTTCATCTGGGAGTGACGTATGGCGGTGCCGGTCTATCGAGTGGTCGCGCAGACCGATGGTGGTGGCGCGCCGCTGCCGCCGTCCAATTTCGGGTTCATGTCGGCGTTCAAAACCAGCCTGCTCGTAGCGCCGAGTGCCCGCGCATTGCCGCCTGGCGGGATCGGATACATCGCTGGCGACGCGCCCGATGGACTTGTGACATTCAACGGCGCCCCTGCGGTCCGTGTGCTCGATCTGTTTGATCGCGCCTCGAACGCACTGGTGGCCAGCACCGTGTCAGGTGTCGACGGTTCGTACCTGTTCACAGGCCTCGCGATGGACAGGGTCTACGACGTCCGCGCTCGTGGCCTTGATACGCACGAAAACGACGTCATTGCCTCGCAGATACGGCCCGTCGTAACTGCAATGCGCATCTCTGGCACATTTGGGCCGGCGGCATTCGCCACTACCTATCTGTCAGCGGTCACAATCAATGGCGGAAGCGGTGTCTATACCAATCCAAGGGTAACGGCGGGAAGCCTTCCTCCTGGGATCAGCCTCAGTGTGGCAGGGCCGTTCTTGTCCGCGAGCGGCAGCCCGACGGAGCAGGGCAGCAGCACACTCACCGTTGCTGTTGATTCCTCCGACGGCCAGACGGTCTTCACGACTCAGACCATTGTGGTTGGCGCTGACACCTTTGCCGCCAACGTAACCAGCTTGCTGCACTTCGATGGCGCCGACGCCAGCACGGTGTTCACCGACCAGGTGGGCCGGGTTTGGGCGTCGTCGGGCGCAGCCAAGATCTCGACGGCAAAGAGCGTTTTCGGCGGCGCCAGCGGATTTTTCGATGGCGCCTCGTACATCAGCACACCGTCGGTCGCAGCGCTCAACCTGGTCGGGGTCGATTTCGCCATTGAGTGCAGGATCTACCCTACGGCGTTCAGCAGCACTACCAACACGATCATCGACAAAGATGGTGTCAGTGGTGCCACCTATCCGTCGTACGCACTGGGTATCAACCCCAACGGCACGCTGCGCTTCATCATCGGCTCGGGCAACAGTACCGCCGGCTTCCAGGCGTTCAATTCCACCTTGGCGGTGGCCCTTGGGGGCTGGTACCACGTGGCGGTCAGTCGTGAAGGGAATGCGCTCAGGCTGTTTGTAAACGGCGCGCTGGATAGCGCCACGACGATCACGGCAAACATGATCGACGGCGGCAAGCCGGTGCTGATCGGCTACGAGACCGGCCAGCCCGCCGCGTCGTACTTCAACGGCTACATGGACGAATTGCGGGTGACGAAGGGCGCCGCACGTTACACGTCGTCGTTCATTCCGCCCACTATCGCCTACTAACGCTGACCATGGCGAACTACACCCTCCCGCCAGGCAACAAGGTCGGCTTCTCGTTTAGCACGGGCAGCTACGTTGCGCCTGCAGGCAACAAAGTCGCGCTGCGCTTCGGCGGGCTGCCCGGCACGTTGTTTGCGGTGGGTGCTGACACCAGCGTTTTCGGCACTGCGAGGCTACAGAACAGCACCGCGCAGCTCTTTCCGGTCGGTTTCGACAGCGGTGTCGTAAACGGCAACCTGCTGGTGACCAAGTCGGTGATGCCGAGCGGCATTGCCGCTGGCGCGTTCGGCACCACCAGGCTCTACAACCTGACGCAGGTTATTACCGGCATTGGGCGTGACACGCTGGTTGGCTTCGGTACGGCCTGGGTGAGCTGGGGCACGCGCCGTCTTGGTACGGTGGGGCTGGGTGATCAATCGAAGTTTGGCACGGCGACGCTCGCCGGCGGCGTGCGCTGGCTCGATGTGGCGGGCCGCGGGATTGCTGCCACGGGGTATGGTTCGGCAACGGTTTGGTTCACGGTGCGCGAGCTGTTCCCCAGCTGGTTCATCGCCACGCTATACGGCAAGCCGCAGGTTGATTTCAATCACAGCGTGCTTCCACCTGGTTTCGGCGGTGAGCAGGTTGGCCAGGCCGAGCTCTATCGCCCGCGGTTCATCGCTGATCTAGCCGGGCTTGGCATTGCCGGTACGGGATGGGGTGCCAGTCGTGTGGATCTGCACACGCAGTACGCAGCACCCTCCGGCTGGCTCGGCGGCGGTGCAACGGGGCCCGAGCAGTTCGGCAGCACCACGACCTACAACCTGCTGCAGATCGTCCAACAGCAGTTCGAGGTAACGCCAAGCGACGGCGGCGTGTTCGGGGATTTCAACTACGTCGACAACCGCAACAAGACCACTCGCCCGGATCCGATCCAGCCCGGTAAGGTCGGCACGCTCACGATCTACAACAACGCGCGCATTGTTTCGACGCCGGCATACATCGATTTCAGCCTGTGGGGCGACACGCTGGTGGCCTACGCCATCCGCGAGGTGCGGCCGGCTGGATCCGACATGGTCGCGTGGGGCAGCCCGCTGGGGCTGATCGTGTACAACGGCGCGCGCGTGCTCGCGCCGAACGGCATTGGCGCAGGTAGCGCTGGTACGCCAGCGCGAGTGTGGAGCAATCAGCAGACGCTAAAGCTTCAGGGCTTCGACATGTCGTTGTCCGGGCGCGGAATGGTTTCGTTTGCCATTCGCACGGTGGGGCCATACAGCCTCCCGGATCCGCCGCCCTTTGGCGATGCGCGGCCGCAGCTTTGGCAGCGCTACCTTTTGCCGCCAGCGATCGCGACCGCCGGCCTGGGCAACGCCACGCTTGAGATTCACCACACGATCGTTATGCCGTCGTCGGCGCTCCCGCCCAGTAATGCCTTCGGCGTCGGCAGAGTGTCGAACAAGACGCCGCAGCTCTACGCCTTCGGGTGGACTGCGACCCAATGGGGCAGCGCGGCAGCCCACAACCAGTTCGAGCGCTACGCGGTTGAGGGCTGGGACTCGTCGGTGTTCGGTCAGCAGGTGGTGAAGGATCGCCGGCAGGGGATCATTCCTGGTGGGATCCTGGCGTTCGTGCTGCTGAATAAGCACCAGGTGCGAAACGTTCTCCCGGATCCGCCAGCACCACAGAACGTGTCTCCCGGCGGATGGCTCAGCGACTTCGAAGGCAAGCCGTTGGTATACACCAATGTGCTGCAGCCCAGTGGCCCTGACACCGCCTCGTATGGCACGGCGCAGCTGGTGTCCAACGGGATCGTGCCTCGAGGCATCACGCCGCCCTACACCGACAATGGCACGCAGTTCGGCGTGCCTGGCTTCAATGGGACGCCCGTCATCATCCCCGCTGGCATCGTCGCCGGCGACGGTGCGCCGACCCTTCCAGACGTGGGACCGCGTTATGTGTGGGCGCCGCGTGGCTATCCATACTCGAGCGGGTTTTGGGGAGAGCAGGGTGAGCAGATGGACCGCCGCATTTACGGCGATTCGCACCCCGAGCGGCCGGTGTTCGGCGTGGCCACGATTGACTTTCGCAATCGCACGATCGCGATCTCTGGTGCGGGCTTCACTGGTGTGGGCCAACCCAGCATCGGCCTCAATCCCCAGTTCATCCGGATGCAGGGCACATCGCTGCAGCGCTTCGGTTTTCCGGTGCTCAACGGCGGCGGTGGGCTGGGCGGGTACGGCTTCGACATGTCGAGCTTCGGTAACGCCATCCTTATCATTCCTGACTACGGCCCCAAGACCGTCAAACCGCCGGGCATCGGCGCCGGCGCCTTCGGTTTGGTGGATGTCGAAAACTTCAACCGCACACTGCTGGCAAGGGGCTGGGACAGCTTCACCATCAGTCCTCCCGCTGCACCGAGTTGGCCGCGCACATCGCATTGGATCAGCAACGCCTACGCCCCGTTCCCGGCGCAAGGCTCGGACCACGCAAGCTATGGCACGCCGTGGGTCAGCCTGTATCGGCGCACGCTGTTCCCGAGCGGCTGGGACTCCATGGTGTTGGACGCGGCCCCCGGCTATTTCAAAGATCGCATGCGCGTGACAAAGCGGCGCGCGGTCGCTGCGGTGGGCATCGGCCCGGGAGGGATTGGCGGTGCGTGGATCTCGAACTTCGCACAGCGGGTCGCGCCGGCCGGCTTCTGGTTGCGTGTGTTCGGTCTGGTGAATGTGCGCAGGCAGAACCGCATCAACGCCATTGGCTTCGATGCGCTCACGCTGGGCGACGTGCAGCGATGGGAGGCAGGTGTGGTCAAGGCATACGGTGATGATGTCGCCGCGCTTGGTCGCGCCGTGATTCATCGCTCTCTTCGCCCGGATCCCGTCGTCGGCGCCGTTGGCTCACCGCGGGTCGCCCAGGCCGTTGGGCCTACTGGCATTGGCGCTGCGGTGATCGCCGATCCGGTCGCGGTGGCGCGCTGGTGCGGCAATAAGGCAATGGCCGTTCAAGGCTTTGACGCAGGAACAATCGGCAGAGAGGTAGTCGTACATGAAACCTGATCTCAACCTCGGACCCTGGCCACTCGGCGTGGACAACATCTCGGATCCGACGTCGTTGAAGGCTGACGATCGCGGTCGCTTCATCGCGTTGTGCGACGCGGTGAACGTGGATATTGATCGCACGGGCTCCGTCGATCGCCGGCAGGGCGCCACT